ATTGACTGAGTCGCACTTAGCTGCTCGTTGAAGGACGTAACTCCAGCACCCACGATTTCTGTGCCCGACGACACCGCTGCGTTCGTAGCCGTGCCGCTGGTTGCACTCAACTGTAGGTTTCCAGCGAGAGTTTCACCCGCCGCCGTTGTGATGCCAATCAAAGCCCTGTGGATGAAAAACTTTGTGGGGGTAACAAGGCCGTCAGGTGCATCCGTGTTCAATGTTCCCAACTCTACGAGAACGTCACCGTCAGCGTAGGCCGTGCTGGCTGCATTGGTAGCAGCAAGAGAACCAGCGAAAGATTGAATCTTGCGTGTTCCCATGGAAACAAGCTGCCCGGTTGAGTTGACAGAAAAACCCGTCTCTGTAACTACACCAGTGGTGCTGCTTTCATTTATTACGTTAAAGCCGCCCTTAGACCGGACTGGGCCTGAAAAGGTTGTGTTTGCCATTTTGTGCTCCTGTCGTGGCAAGTGTCAGACCCACAATAGGTCTGTCAGGTACTAGATCATAGTACCCGAAAAAAAAGGGGGCCGCAATCGCGGCCCCCAGTCGGGGAGGAACTTTCCCCTTCGTTACGCGCCGGGCGAACCGAATACGCAACGCGGGTCTGAGAAGCCGAACGAGTAACGCTCACGAGCCTTGAACCGCATGTTACCGGTGTCGAAATCCGGATCCATGTTGGTTGCCAGAGGCATACGCTCGAAGTGCTTGAGGCCGTTCGGGGCGTCCGTCTTGATGAAGAACGCATCCGTGTCGGTCAGGTAGTCGTTGACCACGTAACCTTCCGGCAGCATGCCCATGCTCTTCAGAGCATTGACATCGTTGTCGGCGGTTCCAACACGAAGGTTCGATACAAGGAGACGCTCGGCAATGAACTGAAGCTGACGCGGAATGATCAACTTCACACCGCGCAGTGCGATGACCAGACCACGCTCATCGACGAAGCCGGCGATGTTGATCAGTGCATCCTCTAGCGAGGTTTCGTTCAGGTCTGCCGCAGTGGACGGCTCGTTGGCAAAAGTGCCACCGCTGGTGAGCGGGTGCGAAGCATCACAGAGTGCTACACCATCGCCGCCGGCAGTTGCGCCTGCGGTGAAAGCGTTGTTAAGGACCGAAGCGGCCTTAACTTGCTTGGTGTGTGCCATCGAACGAGCGAGGGCACGGGTGTAGCGGGATGCCAGACGGTCGTAGAGGTTGTCCTCAACAGCTTCCTCGGTGATCGAGAAACCCATTGCAACGGTCTCGTGGGTATACCGTGCAGTATACGCCTCGTTTGCGTCATCGAACGAGATTCCAGCGCCTTCGTTTTTAACCGGTGCGGCACCGAAACCTGACAGCATGACCTCTTCCTCGAATGCTCGATCTGAGCCTTCGGTGTCGAAGATTTCAGCATGCTGACCCTCGTAGCGACCATATTCCATGCCAAAAAGGGCGTTGAGGCCAGGCTCAAGCTCTTTGGCGAGTTGTGCGCGAGAAATAGCCATAACTCACTACCCTCCTTACGAGATTGTGCCTTCAGCAGATCCGCCAGTGGCAGGTGCTGTAAGGGCATGGTTGTTGATCATTACAATCAGCGGAATACCGGCAGCGGTAAAGTCAGCGTTTTCCGGATCGTCGAGAATGCCTAAAATCTTCAGCGGGTGCGAAAGATCAGAAGCATCTACGGTCGATACGTCAAGCTGTGCTGTCGAGATACCAGTGGTTGTATTACCATTTGCTGCGCCTTTATTAGACTCAGCCGAGAACTCTGCGTTCTCGAAAATGGTGGTGATTGCGGTCGCTTTGTTGGTAAGAGTAGCGTCCGAACAGACAATGAACCGCTGCATCGGATTGTCGTACACATTCGCAATGATGTCGAAATCTGTGTTCGCACTTCCCGATCCAGGCCAAGTGTTCGAAAACTTCTTCTTACCGGTGGTCGCGTCTACGTACTCACAGCCAGCGAACACGCCGATAAGTTTCAAAGTATCACCGGAAGCAGAACTGGAGACAGCAATGGTGCCGTCGTTAGTTGCGATAACCGGAGAACCTTGAAAAATCGCGCTTGCATCTGACTTAATGTTGTACGCATTAGTACCGGAAGTAGCTGGTGTGCTACCTGCGGTATTAATCGGCTTCATGCCGAAGGCAACATTTGAGTTTGCCATTGCTCTACCTCATCAGTTATTCGGAGGATTTACCCCCGAAGGTTACACGACTTTGCCTATCGTTGTGGATAGGCATCGAGGGATGTTGTTCCCTCATAAGGTTTTCGTCAACGGAACGCATCTGATTGCGGGTCTGATCCCGATAATATTCAGTTCTCTCTTCGACCGTTTCCTCTGGAATCCGACACAGCATCAAGCCGCCTACGCCGATAACTCCAGTATTCTTACCCTCTTCGATCACTGGATAGCGATCTGCAAGGTCGGGGTACTCGTCAGCACGTACCGGTTCCCACCCCTCACGGAGCTTCGAGTGTACGTTGGTCTTGTCATCCTCACCACGAATGGCGGTTCTGACCCAACGATGCTGATAACCAGCCGGTGCTTCAGGTGCCTCTAACTTAGAAGGCGGGGTCCAGGGCTTACGCCGCTGAGTGGTTGCGCGAGTGGTTGCTTCGCGTGGTTTTCTATCAGCCATAACTTACTCCTTCACGTACTTGGCATATTCCTCGAGCGGAACATTCAATCGCTTCGCAATCGCAATCTGCGATGGAGTCAGTTTGACTGTTCTGCGCCCCTTTGGTGACGACGACTTTGACGCCGTTGACCCAGCAGAAGCGACTCTGGGTCCAGTATCACGCTTCGTCTCCGCAAATTTATGCGGGAACTCCGTGCGAACACGTTTGTCAAGTTCACTATAATACTCATCGGATGCGGGGTCAAACCCCTCGTCCTCAATAAGCTGCCGATGAATACCAAAAGCGGCATACGTCATGGTTTGATCGTTGCCAAACCATTCGTTTTTCCCGGCCCATGCTTCAGCCTTTGGATCTGGCTTGGCAGGTTGTTCTTCTACCGGAGCAGTGGGTTCCGGGCTAGGAGCAGGTTGCGTTTGTTTCTGTTCATTGCGACGCTTGGCTTCTTCATAACGAGCTTGTTCCAGAGCGATGCGGCTAATTCGCTGCTGTGCCTCGAACATTTCATCCGCATTACCGTCTTCGTAAGCTTTGCGGTAGGCTTCCTTGGCGGCAGCAGCATCTGCCTCTACTCGGTTGCCGAACTCGCCTACATAGGACTGATCGAGCTTGTCAATGCGGGCACGAAGCTCTTCGTTCTGCTTCTTGACCGCCTCGGCGTAATCAATCGCGGCCTGACGCTGGCGTTCTTCTTCTCGAAACCTGTTCGTCAGTTTCGAAATGCGCCGCTGAACACTCTCCGAGTATTGTTCTAATTCATCCGACTGTACGTCCTGCTCGACTGGAGCTTCTTCCTCAGATGTTTCACGTGGAACATCCTCGGGTTGCTGCTCCTCCTCAACGGCAACGACTTCCAGTTCTTCTTCCTTTTCAGCAAGGTTGTTTTGCATACTAAACTCCGTATGTCTTGATATCATCGGGATCGATGATGGTTGCAATGACTTCATCGTCATTGATGATGCGGACCTCGCCACCTTCAATCTGGAAGCGCGAACCGGCGTACCGACCAATACAGACCCAGTCACCCTCTTTGCACCAAGGCTGAGAATCAGGACCAAATTTGTCCGGATCCTGGTAGGCTAGTGGCCCAAGACGAACCACATATGCCACAACAGTGGCACGAGCTTCTCGGTCTTTGGCTTGATCGGGAACGTAAACCCCACCATCAGTCTTAGCCTTGCCCTGATAGGGCATGACAAGAATCCGCCAGCCGGTAGGCTGCGGGATTCGTTCTGTTATGGGCTTCTGGGAGGCTTCTTCTTCAGCTTTTTTCTTGGCTTGCTGCTGCCGTAAAATATGGTCAGGGACTAGAAGCGTCGTCATAGTTTACCTTTTTTAGCAGGGCGCGTAACTCTTCTAGCGCGTAGGTGATCCCCTGAATCTCACCCACCATAGCGCGATATGCTGACATATCAGATGCGCTACCGCTAGTCAGGGAGATGCTAATGTCATCCACCCGCGTTTGCAAGGTTTTCTGATACCTTGATAAAAAATCTACAACGTCCATTATGACGCCATCTTTTCATCCGTGATCGGACCGCCAGAAACCCAAGCGTCACACACCCGCATCGACGCGCACTTGAACTTCAAAAACTGACAGTATCCAATGTCGCCTGCCTCGACGGACTCGTACGGATCGGCGCCGTCATTCATCCCGATGCCCTTGGCGATGCAGTCCTTTATGCGTGAGGTAAGATTGAAAGCAGCGCAGTTGCCGCAGCGACTTTCTTTTGCTGCCTCTATGCCCGTGTTGAATGTGTCAGCTATACTTTGCCAAAAGCTATCGTTCTTACCCGTGTCATCAAGGTTTGGATTCAACGGTCCGTACTTATAGTTGTCGATAGCGTCTTGCCTGTTTTCAAGATTGAGATCGATATCTTGCGTGGCGGCAGGGCAAGACTCTCCCTCGTCACCACCTGCATCAACCATGCGATCAATCGGCATGCCGTCTTGAATCTCTTTCGCCAGATCGAGTCCGTCTGGGATTAGTTTGATTTCGATTTTCATTGCATTGCCCTTTCTCGAGCAAGACGCTGCAACTCTTGAGCTAATGATAATGCCCTTGGATCAATTCCTCGGGGAGGGATCACCGGCGACGGAACAGGAAACTCGGGACTTATGATTGATGTTAAATCAACCTGCGGAAACGCCGGAGCCGGTATGTCTGGTGGGGTTACAGATATTTCTCCAGATACCGCTCCTGGACCACGACCTACTGCGGTCATTGATGCGGAACCCGTATCGCCTGTGCCTATCCCTTGTTGTACAGCAGGTGCCGCCGGCAAAAACTCATCTAATTCACGATCATAAAATCGTCCATCTACGATGACATATCTTTGATTTTCGCTTGGAGCCACATTTCTAGGCGCGCGCGTCGTGCCTGCTACCACAACTCCTTGAGCACGTCTATCATTTGCGGTTCCCGGATAATCAAGTCGGCCTGTAACCTCCTCTAACGGTTGTCCACCTCTGCTAACGCTTCGAACAGGAGTTCGTCCTGTTTCTATGAAAGCGGGTGGTCCTTGCAAGTCGCCAAGAATTACGTCGGCTACTGTGGGCATTACGTCATCTGGTCTAATAAAACCGGGCGTTACAGGTGTTTCCTGCGGACGAGTGTTTATGTCGGCAAAATAGCTTTCTGGATTACGAACGTCGAGATCAGTTGTAAACGGCTCGAAAGCTTCAAGATCAGTCAACCCATCAACACTTCTAGGTGCCTGTTCTCCAAGCGCCGAAGAAACCAACTCATCCATGTTTCTCGGCGTTTCAAAATCGAAGATTCCAATGTCCTGCCGCCGCGCATCACTAGCGGGTTGCCCCGGAACTACGAGATCACTGCGATCAAATAGATTTGATATTACTGCTGGCAACCCAAAACCACCGATACCCTGCCTGAGATTAGGATCACGTTCTACTCGACCAAACCTAGTCAGTGATCCCTCATCGAGCATTGGGTTTACGAATCCCGTAGAAAGATCAACAGGGTTCAAGTATGCGTTGTATGCTCTGTTGTTCAGAGTCGCCATAATTCCCTGCGACTCTCCGCGATTCTGACCAAAATTGTTCGTGTAATCTATTTTACTGGGATCAAGGCCAAAGACGCGGCTAAAAAATCCTTGTTTACCATAAGGATTTGTCGCCGTACGCCCAGTAACGTTCATAAACTCTTGCGGGCTAAGAGTGCCTGCGGCGGTTCCAGTGCCAAAATCAAATTTAACAGGTGGACCAAATCCACCTGTTGGGCCGTCAGATTGGTTTGGTCCGCCGCTAGTTCTGCTCTGAACAGTGCTTCCACGCCTACCACTTAACCCAGAACGATCTACTCGGTTTTCTTCGCTAATTACAGTGCGACCGGTATTTGGATCAGTGCGGAACGTCGCCATCTACTTAACCCCAGTAAACTTGGTGCCTTGGATAGCCTTACCGCCGCCACGCGACTGCGGCTGCTCTTCGCGGTTCAACGGAACCTTTTTAGTTCCAATCTTGGTATCGTCCTCGATCACTTTCATCACTTGCTCAACCGTCATACCACCAACCTGTGAGCCACCCATGGCTTTCTTGGCTTTCTTGGGAGGAGACTGACGGCGAAGAATTTCCATTTGCTCATCGTCCGCATAATACGGAGTGCCGGGAATTTCATATAAGCTTCCTCCAGGAGTGCGACCGGCAGTTACGCCCTTACCGGGGCTGCGCTTCTTTTTCTTTTTAGGCGTAGCTGGTGCCTTACGCATGTGTCTCTCCAATACCTGTGCGCCGCCATCTCTGCGACTACGGCCCTTTTCGATGAGGTTCTTGGCCTCATCATAACTTATTCCCAAGTCGTCAGCAAACTGCCTAATCCGTGGTCGTGCCACTTACTTCTCCTTCTCGTGCCCCAGCCATACCGCAAATGCACCGGTCATGGCCCCCGTGACTACACTCACTAGACCCGCTTGCGCTGGCGTCGGATCCGGCAGAGTCATGAACCACTCCACCACTCGCCATGCCGAGATCGACATCATTACCATCATGAAGCGCGGCAGTATCTTCCACCGCAGAAATCTTTCCATTGTTACTTCGGCCACGATTGATCCTTGCCTGTTCTTCAGTTGTTCGGTTGTGCATGCCCCACATAATGCCCATTACTTTACCCCAAAAAATTTGGCAGCAGAACGTACACCGAAAGAAGCAGCAACAATAACGCCCAAGCTATATTGATACCAATCCGGCATTTTCTCCAACTGTGCAAATCCATTTGAAACCACCTCCTCCATTCCCGGCACAAAACTCAAAACGAGTGGGACAGAAAACAGAATTACGAGCCACTCGTCTTTCCACGAAGACTGACTGCCACGAGCCATCTCGAGATCCCAATCAATCTCGCCCGTAGCCTTCTTTTCCATAATTGTAGCTTCGGCCTTGGCCCGCGCCACCTTGGCCCCGGTCTCCGCTTTGGTCTTCTCTACCTTGCCCTCTAGCCAAGTGCCAGCCAGAGAGGCGATAGGTCCAATCAGTGCTTGGATCATTTATTCCTCGACAATGCAGCCTGTGTGTTGATGCGGTATACGTTGACATCGTTCCGTGCTTCAGCAATGTCGGACTGAAGCGCCTGACGCTGCTGCGCTAATTCAAAAGCCTGTTGTAGCTTGGCCTGACTCATCTGGAAGTCCATCTGGTCGTTCGTCACCTTGCGCTGGACCTCCATCTGTGAGTTCTCCAGTTCCTGCTGACGGATAGCCACCAGCGGATCCTGCTGCTGTGCAGGCTGAAGCATTGGCATGATCTCACGCATAATCTGACTGGTCTGCTGCGCCACCGTAGACTCGACAAGGTCTGGCGCGATCTGCGGCACCGGCTCACCTGCGGCCATAGCCTGCTTGGCAGCTTCTTGGAAGAATGCCAGAACCTGATCACGCGCCAACATACCAATGTGCTCCTGAACGTGTGACAGCAGCAACACGAATGCCTGCGGGTTGGCGGCGCCAACCTGCGAAGACAAGAACATAGCATGTGTCATGATGTGCGCTTCGTGGTCCTGATCTGGGAACGCCTGCGGTGGCGCACCTTTCACAGCGTTTGCATTCTCCGTTGCCGGGTCAACAGGCTGCGGCGGTTGCGGAGGCGGCAAGATAGCGTCGATGTTCTTTACATCCAGCGCGTCATACATGCGTCGGTAAGCTTCATACTGGTTGTGAAGCTGCGGAGCCTGCGATGCTAACTGCATCTGTGTTTGTGCCAGCGACAGGCGCTGCGACATCGAAAAGATCGACGGATCCGACACTGGCAGGATGTCCACACGGCCATCGAAGTCCTGCTGCATAATCTCCGGCGGAATGTTCTGCCCGACGAAGTATGGGTATGGCATCGGGTTGTCGGCAAACACTTCGGCAAGAAGGCGGAATTCCTGCTTCTGACCGTAGTGGAGACGCTTGTGAATCGAGGAGATGATCTTCGATCCCTGCTCGATCAGTGCAACTGTGGTTCCGACGGGTGCTTGTGCGTTAGTGTCCGCAATTTTTGCGTCGGCGACTTGGGCAAACCGTCTTCCTGAATCGACGATAACGCCCAGTAGTTGAGCAAGTGTCCCAGAAGGTTCCTTGTATGGAAGGGGCATAAGAGCATTCCGAAGGTCACCACCGGGAGCATCAATATCACGGAACTCGCCAGGAGACAGCGGCTCATCGTCGTTGCGAATACGAACACCACGAGCCTTAAAGCCAGCAGGAAGATTCGAAAGAGTGCCGGCATCGATAAGCTGACGAAGTATAGAAGTCGCTGCACGAGACAGTCCACCTATAGTATGAAGCAGGCCAAAGCCATAAAAACCAAACCCAGGCAGAAACTTAAAATGAGTAAAATATTGTCGCTTTCTTCGAAGCGGATCCGCCTGCCGATAGTTTCGCACCACCGAGAGAACCTGACCTGAATCTTCATCCAGAGTGACAATGTAAGGGAGTTTAACCCCTGTAGGCTCACCACCCTCGTCAATGTCTTCAAAGCCCTCGAGATCGAGTTCTGTGTGGATTTCAAGTAGTGTGTGAACATCGTCGCCATATGATGGACGGACACCCTGCAACTCGTTACCAGTTTGCCTAATCGAGCTTTCATCGTCTTCATCTCCTGCTTGAAGATCAATGTCCCGATACACGCCAGCGACCTGTAGCTTGCGAAGCTCGTTCTCGGTCATGCGTACCACATGTGCAACACGCTCGGCAGTGTTCAAGTCACTCGCCGAGTACGGAACGATCAAATCCTCCGCCGGGACAAACTTCGAAACAGCCCGCTGCTTGCCGGCATCGAAATAGACCTTCTTGAATGTGGAACCCGTCAGCGGCAGATAGAACAACATCTGATCCGTGTCCGGGTCATACTCCTCCATAATCTCCGTAATCTGGTAGTTCATGAAGTCCTTGACGCGCTGCGCCTGATCCTCGAGCACCTGATTGGCCGCGCCAATGATCTGCGTCTTTACAGGGCCACCAGCAGGCAGCATTTCCTTGTACGCCTGCGCCTGAAACTGCGTGACAGCCTCACTCAGCAGTGGATGATGCACACCACTCGCGCCAAGGAACGGCTCGTTGCGCTCTTCATAGTTGACACCAAGCAACTTCAAGCCCTTGGATATCGCTTCTTCCCAATCCTCGCGCGACTCCTTGTCGTCGTCAACCTTGTCACGAAGCTCGGAAGACAACGTGCCAAGAACAGAATCGTCGAGAATCTCCGCAAGGTTTGCATTGTGATCGTACATCTCGGCCTGAACCTCGACCATCTCTTCCATACCGGCAAGCTCAATGCCGTCGGGGAGCATGTTCTCGTCGGGAAGTTCGATCATCATCTCTTCAGGCATCTCGGTCGCCGGACCACCAGCGCCTATCGCCATATCAACCATCTGCGGAGGAAGTGCCATTAAAATACGCCTTTGAATCGTTGCGGACGAGCAATCGGGCTGAAGCCCTTGACCATGCCACCAGCAGCCTTGCCGGGACCAATACGCTTGATGTACTGCTCGAACGTCATCTGCCCAGAATAATCAGTCTCACCCGGACCGGGATCGTAGAACTTTTTGCGAAGCTCTTCCATCGCCTCCAGTTCTCTGTCCTCTTTCTCGATCTGCTTGTTCTTCAGCTTGCCCATCACATCACCTGCCTTGCCATAGCGCCGATGCCGGAGTGTACCAGCTTTTTAGGCCGTAAGTCTACGGGACCGCCTTTTGCACGGCGAATGAGCTTGTCATCAAAGTCCGCGCCCAACGGTCCAAGGGTCTCTTCGTACGTTAGTGTGTCCGGAGTCGGGCGATCTTCAGGGCGGTAGCGACGTGTGCGAACACGGTCACCTCCAAAGTAAACAGCACGAGCGGATCTGTGCGGGCGCCTTGTCTCTTTGTGCAGCAAATCTTCTTGGCCGACCTTGATGGTTGGTATCTCCACCACATCTTGTCTGTCTACAGCCTGCGACAAGCCTTTCTTGACGTGTGAATCGTAGATTTCTTTCACAACTTCTCGACTCGGACGGCCACTCACATCCTTCATGTCTTCCCAGTTCGGAAAGATAACGCCGTCAAGCCCCTTCTTTCGGGCTTCTGCCAAAATCAAGCGCGGAGCAAACTGATAGAAGTACACATCCGACTTCTTGCCAGAGAACGGAGAGCCAGGCCGGTAAGCCTGCGGGTCACTCGGGTTGTTGACGGTAGTGATCCACCGCTCAAAGGTTTTCATCAACTCTTCTTTGCGCTCCTCCGACACCGCCAACCCGTCAATATAATCGTCCATATCCTGCTTGCTGACATCTTCGGGTGTGCGTGTCGGCACTTCTGCCTCAAGCGCGTCGGTCACGTCATTCATGATACGGTGCTGCATGTTCCGCCCAGCCATCGCTGGAATAGACTCGTGCGTTGATTGCATTGGCACATCATCGAACGCCTCGGTTAGGAAACCAAACATACCGGGATCATGGTTTACAAGTGCATTTGTATGCACCCTTGTGCTGCGGAGAAAATCAAGGGGTTCCTGACCATTTTCTGCTGCCGTGTTCATGTCTCGGTAAATAACGGTGATATAGTCTTCACCAGCGGGCAATATAGCCGACGCTTCTCTAGTCGCGTTGCGGCCCTGTGTGGACCAGTCCGTGGTGGCGTGTTGACTAGCTCGTTTTTTCAGCACTCTGTTGAGCGTAGCGATATCTTCCGCGTCCAGAAGATTTTCAAGGTCACCCTCTTCGATAAGAGCCACCAAGCGTTTGGCTCTTTCATTAGCGGGACCAAGCTCCGTGCCGCCCGTGTGACCAATCGTGAACTCCCTAAGAGTTGTGTCAACACCAGTGCTGTTTCTTGTTCGACCCTCTCCACGAGCGTGACTTAACAAATCGTTTGTGAACAGCTTCGCAACCACACGCTGCATTGGCATCAGGTCTGCGGTAAGATCAAGACCGGTAGGCACACCCGTCGGGGCATTGTCGTAGATCGCCTCAAGAGTTTCAAACGTCTCGTCCGCCGACGGCGCTGTGCCGCCGATAAGTTGAAGATCGTTCCCCATCCTCTCAGTGGCGTCCCGACGCAAGTCACCAAGTGTATCAAGCTGTGCAGTCGCCAAATCTGGCTCTAGCACCCGCGAATTTGCTGCCTCATCAAAAATTGCAAGACCTTCCGGGGTGCTGCGAAGCTCGTCGATGTTGTAACGCTCCTCGCCAGTCAAGAAGTTGAAGGTCGTATCCTCACCCTTCGCAAACTTCCGCTCTGCAACCGTCGCGTTAGACTGCATCTCCTGCACAACAGCAACCCTGCGGCCCTGATCGTCCGTAATAATTTCCAGACGAATGTGACCGAAGTAACCCGGAACACCCTTCTCTGCCGCAGTGCTAGTGCCCGGACCACCCGAGGCACCGATATCATGATCCGCGATCAAGCCATCACGCATCTGATACCCTGATCCCGTGCCGCCCCGCGTTTGAACCGTGGTGCCGTCCGTGAACGGAACCGTCGAGTTCGGGTTGCTGAGATAAATGTGCATTGGTTCCCCGCCCGCCGAAGACGGAACAGAGTTCTGACCGTAATCAGTCAGCGAACCAACAGGAGCAGGAATGCCCTGCGCGGTAGCTTCATCAAGGTCAGTCTGTGTGAGAGTCTTGACGCGAAGCTGCGGGGTATAATCCCGATAGAACGCCATCACCTGACCACGGTACAACTGATTCGGTGCGTTTTTCTCAAGGAACTCTACAAACTTGGAGCCTTCACGGTCCCTGTTCACACTCTCCCCGAAACCACCGCGCAACGAGTCAAGGACTTCTTCCTTCGACATCGCACGGTTGTCCGGCAAGCGGTCGATAAGCTGATAAAATGGCGAATAGTCTACAATGTCACCCTGACGATCCAAGCTGCGCGTCATCACACTGTGACGGGCAACCTGCGTATCCGGCGATGCCGTTGCGGGCATACGTCGGTCGGTCGGGATCAACGGCATTTCTATCGCGCCAGTGAATCCTTCCTGCGGAGTATCAGATACAACTGGAGTTTCGCCGGGACCGAAAAGCTCCTCGTATTCGGCATCAATAATATCTTCTGCGGTCGTCGCCGGTGGCGGAGTCGGCTCTGCACTAGCACGAACCTCTGGAGTAACAACCTCACCCGTGGGCTGGGGCCGTGGCGGGCTGTGGTGGAAGAAACTGAAAAAGTCGTCCCTCAACTGTTCCGGCCACGCAATACGAGTGCCTTCAGGAATACGACGACCGGTGAGATCGTACATGTCCTCCGAAAACTCGTAGTAGTTAAAAGGACGCTCGAGACGAGTCCCTGTAGTCAGATCGGCGTCGGTCAGGCCCGGCACATAGTTAAAGACAGTTACACCGTCTCCACCAGTAGGACCACCCGGAATAATGTCCGGATTAATGCTGGCCACACCCGGCCCATTCAAGCTGTCAATCGATTCCTGCGTCGTGTTCGGCGCAAACGTGAAGTCACCGTCAACCGAGTCGATAAGACCTTCGTCAACCGCTGCTTCCTCCAAGGCTTGAAGTTGAGTCTGCCCCGGCTGCACATCTAACGTGCGATCCGGATCCGTAAGCTGCAACCGCTGCTGCGCGTCAGCCCGCGCCGCGTCAGCTAAAGCGTCCGTGGACCGTGATCCACCAGCAGCCGCTAATCCTTTCGCAACCTTGCCTGCCTTCAAAAACAAGAAGGGATCGGCAATAAACTCACCAGCAAACGCGCCCTGCCTGAACGGATTGACACCCATCTGTGATAGCGCATCAGGACTGTCACTCGGAGCGTCTAACTTGTCCCCCAGACCCATAGCCCGCAAAACAGCCTCTGCGCCATGGGTGTCACGGAACTCGTTCAACTGACGAAAATACGGGGACTCCTCCTGATTGATAGACTCACCAGTGACCAACTTATTCACAATCGCCGGAATATCACCAAAAACAAGAGCCGTTAAATCCGCTGGTAACCCCGCAACACCAGCCAGCATGCCAGCGCCAACGCCCTGTATTACATCTGCGCCCTCTGCCATGCGTTCGCCAAAGGTACGCCCGTCGGGGCCGCGACCACGAGTGCCCGCAAACAGTTGAGCCAGTGCAGGCTCACGGTTTGCCATCGTACGTTCAACACGAGTCGGCTTGGGTTGTGGAAGGGCCATGATCCCCGCACGACGGCCCGTGGGCGGTGGAACGGGGACGGTCATCGGACGGCGACGGGGGCTGGGCTTGGGTAGTTCCATCAATAATAC